CAAATTTTCGGATTTAATAAGACTCGATCTCTTTAAGGTCACCCCCCCCCGTCGACGGTCCAGTTGATGTCAAAATGCGACTGTCCATGTACCAATGTATGGTCACGGGGTTTCTGGAATCGTTTTTGGAACATACAAACAATAATTTGCGAATGTTTGGAAAACATTTGAAAAAGATAAAGACTATTCAAGTCACAGCAAAGCCTCCGGGATCTCTCTCGAAAGAAGTGAATCTCGACGACCCGACGTATGCAATAGGTTCGCTGTCTATTCAGATACGTGAGCCTAAAACCAGTCTGTTACTCTTTTCGAACGGCAAATTGAAAGTATCAGGTGGATTCGGAGAATACGATGAAACAAAGTTGCACAACCTGTCGAGATCCGAGTTTGAAGAGTGGCTGTGGGTGAACAGGATCAAGCCGTCCCTGGATATCATGGAAATAGAGCTGTTCAGAAGTGATGTTGATATCAAAGTGTTTTTATTGAATGCATTACACAAAAACACACAAATCAGTTGTGACAAGTACATCGAACTGTGTAACTACATTAAAGAACGGCATATCTACCCCAATATGGTCATGCCTTCCGCCTTTTCAGAAGACCAAACCATCAGACAGAAGAAAGGAAGAGTTATTGCAGTGAAGTTATATACACATATAGATAAGAAAAGCAGTATTCATTTCGACCATAGCGGTAAAGTTCAAATCTTTGCATTTGACAGTCCATCAGACATCGCGAATCAGTGTACTATACTAGACAGAATCGTGAATAACTTTTACACAAAATGAAAATGTATGTAGTATAGTATAAATATGATCGTTATCACTTTAATTATCGCTGTATTCGTAGCATTTGTAATATTATTTTTAGGGGAAACGACAACTACAAAAAACGAAACTACGTTAAACATGAAAACTACATCAAACACTCCAGTCGACTGTATAGGAAACTGGTCAGCTGAGTGGTCGCCTTGTACTCAAACGTGTGGTGGTGGCATCAAAACGAAAACCTTCACCATACTAAAAGAGGCTGACGGTGGCGTAGGTTGTAAAAATCAAATGGGTGACCAAATATTTCAGCCATGTAATGAGGAACCTTGTCCTGTAGATTGTATTGGAAATTGGTCTGCAGAATGGTCACCATGCAGTAGAACGTGTGGCGGTGGTATTAAAACGAAAACCTTCACCATCACAACTCCGGCTGAATTTGAAGGCGCTGTTGAGTGTGACAATCGAACGGGAGACCAAATCACCGAGGCATGCAACACAGACCCATGTGGAGTCGACTGTGAAGGAGAATGGTCAGCTGAGTGGTCGCAATGTACCGAAACGTGTGGCGGTGGCATTAAAACGAAAACCTTCACCATACTAAAAGAGGCTGACTTTGGCGGCGTTGGGTGTGACAACCAAACGGGTGACCAAATATTCCAACCATGTAACGAGGAGCCGTGTGTTGTAGACTGTGTTGGAAGTTGGTCTACAGAGTGGTCACAGTGTAGTAAAACTTGTGGAGGTGGAGAAAGGACGAAAACCTTCACCATCACAACGCCTGCCGCGCACAGTGGAGTTGGGTGTGAAAAGCAAACGGGAGACCAAATGACCGAGCCATGCAACACGGACCCATGTCCGATAGATTGTGTAGGAGAATGGACACCATGGACACCCGAATGTCCGACAGAATGCAATGCTTCACAGGTACAATCGAGAACATTTGAAATAAAAGTTCCAGCAGAGCATGGAGGAGAAGAGTGTGAAAAGTATGACGGTTACATTGAGAATAGACCATGCAAAATAAATTATTGTCAGAGTTATTATCCGTATCGAATGAAAGAGGTTATGATGGCGCATTATTTTAACGATAAAGCATCCCAATATGTTACAAAAGAGGAATGCGAACAAACTTGTTTTGATAGTACATGGTGTAAATCTTATACGTACTGTAACAACTTTCCTGGCATAAATGCTAGGAGAGTATTCGGTCCAGATGGAGCAGATGTGGTTGGACCATGTTTACACTTCGATAAGAGCAAAGAACACCTTGAGTTTTTAGGATTTGCGCCAACAATGAGAGAACTTCTACGAATGACACCGACTGAATTCGAGGCTATTCAAGAGCCGATTAATAGCGGGTGCGGTTTATGGGAAATGCACAAACCTGGAAACGACGCTGATATTGATTGTGTCGGTGAATGGATACAAATGAATGAGTGTGACCAACCATGTGATGGTACACAAACACCGAACAGTGGTAGACAGCGCTACAAGTTCGAAATATCCCAATGGCGAGAGAACGGAGGACTTTCTTGTGAGACAGTTCACGGACAAGAAAAGGATGTACCGTGTGATGTGGGATGTCCGGCTCCACCCCCACCTCCGATTCAAGTACCCCAAGATATTGAATTTCTTGTCTCGAATCTAGAATTTGTAAGCGGTTGGGGAATGAATCAGGTGTCTATCAATTCGTATTTACCCATCTCAGATTATCCAACCGGTGATATCACTGACATAGTGGATTTGGGATACGGACAAACAAATCGTGACGGGACTGGTCAAGTCGATATTGATGGAAACGGATATAAATTTTTAAGACCAACATCGCATATTGCTCAAAGCATTCCTTTTGTTTTCAACAATTCTTATTATACATATGTGATGGTTTTTAAACCATCAACAAGACACGAAGATGTAATCATGATAAATAATGACACAAATAAACCATTTCTAAAAACTATTAATTATGGTTCCTCAAATCGTAGAATAAGAGTCCTTGATACCATAGATTTGTACACACCTAATATATTTAACGCCGATTTGTGTATTCTTATTGTATCATCTTCGAGGAATCCATCTATAACAATGGCGAAGTGTATATATTATGATAAAGTTGAAAATGTTACACAAGAAGTTCTGGTTCCATCTAGATCGGGTTTTATACAATCATCGAATGTCACTTTAGCTGATGGAAACTATTATTTCAATGGTGTATATAAAAACGATGCAATGATTTATGAGTTTTTAATTCTAAACGATACTTCTTGTGTATATCAAGGTGGATATAACTTTGCGGAACGTAATTTAGTGCGTATAGAATTTCTCTTCAAATCGAAGTATAATATTCTGTGAAATCGATTACAAATAATTAATGTTTGATTTTTCACGTAGCCTTACCCCGGAATAGTAAAAATTGAAAGGGTCTTTGGTACCAAAAAGTATATCACACGCTAACAATTCCCGCGTACGTTTCTGTTCACGTAGCTTATCCAATCGTTCTGTGATGTACTTTTCAACCTGTTCACGAACTTCCGATGGTAGTGCCTGAATTGTTTCTCTGAATCCCGAACGAACCGATCCCATAAAAGACACCATGTTCTTCGTACCCGTCAAATGTAATGTTTCGTCTGAAATTCGAATCGACTCTTCCGGAAATATCGCAAATTCCAACATACGCACATGAAGGTCAATTGTGTATGTCCAAAACGCAATCATTTGTTGCTTACTGGTTGTGTCTTGAGAGCCTTCAACAAAATTCATTATTTTTATTAATAAAGAATTCTTTAAGTTGAAGTATTATTGTCAACATTGCCAAAAATCTCAGGCCACAAACATTGGTTTTCCGGATGACAACGTTTCTTTAGTACTTTGATATAATACTGTTCTCGTTTCTTCGCCAAGCATTCTTCGCAGTGTCTCCTGTTATTGCGTGTGGTTTGAAAACAAATAATACAATCACCTTTAGCCATTATGTTGTGATGATTGTATTTTTTGTTCTTAAGGTATTTTTTTTAAAGCATAATATATAATGATTCTTAAAGTGTTTGCTGTACATGTAATTGCAATACTATCTTTAATTATATGCTACTAAAGGTAACATATGTATACACTTATATCATGGGCGCCATTAAATTTGATATTCCGTTGTTTCTTGGGGAATTTGGATTCGAATTGACCATTCATATACCGTTTATAAATTACTTGTACGAAAACGGCGCGATAAACACGTGTCACGTGATGAAATCGATGGTGGATTGGTACGCCTTTTTACCACCAAATGTACTCGTTATTTGTGCCGACAAAATTCGGTCACAGACACTGGTCAAACTTTCACAGTATCCAGCCGTAGTGTGTTCGTATAAGCTTGCGAACAAGGTTTTGCATTCAGAGTCCGTTCATCAGAATATGTACGATATCGAGCTTTACAAACCACCTGTTTTGAAAAGAAGATATTCTCACCTTGTCCCCGATTTTTCAAAACCCTTATTAATTATTCACAATAAGTATTCCACGGAATGGGACAAACAACCCATTAACTTTATCAGTGTACCGTGTTTGAAACAATTGGTACAAACTTTTCACAACAAGTATTGTATTGTGTACATACACCCAACGAATAACACGGACGGTTATGTAAAAGATAATCAATCATTACTAAAATTCAACGTACCCCACGATTTGTGGGGATATGGTCACACAATACAAATGTTGATGAAAAAATATAATTTACCGTACAATACATTGCAATTAGCTTTGCACGATAAATGTACACGGTTTATATCCGTACAGGGAGGAAGTTCAAGAATTGCTAGTTACTTTCAAGGCACAAATGTCATACTTCATCGACAAGGTTCGGAATTACAGGCGGGTTCATACAATGGATATTTCGAAAAATTAAGCCACACAAAAATTTACGTGGTGGACGATGAGAAGGAGCTTTTGTTAGTTACACAACTATCGTTTTAAAGAATTGAATAACATTTCAATTGTATGGTTTCGGATACACGAATAAGAGAAACATTACAAGTAATCGATTTATTGTGGTCCATTTCATTATTCGCATTTTTTATGTACCAGAAAATGTGCAAGAATCGATGTAAATTCGAGGTAATGTATGTAAGCAGTATAGGTTCGATAACCGACCTCGTAAAACTCGCGTTTACGGACTACACACCAGCGTCTATCACCATTAAAGAGAACGACATTGTGTTCAATTGGTCACAATATTACGGATGGTTAATCACTTGTCCCGTGCTTTTGATTCATTTATCAAACTTGGCCGGAAAGGACGTGTTTGATGTGCGACGCATGATGAAAATATTGGTCGCGTACCAAATATTGATGTTGTCCGGTGCAACCGCATCCTTATCCGAAAAAGATAGTCCAGTAAAATGGTGCTTCTTTATATTGGCAATATCCTGCTTAATGATACTTTATCGGTACGCAGCACACATATTCTTGGAATCTATGAAAATTATGCCCAAAAACGCAACTAGTGTCTTGAAACAGATTGCCATCGTATTTTACTCATCATGGTCGGGATTCGGTTTTTTTTGGATTATAGGTCCGTCGGGACTCGCATTAGTATCCAACGAAATATCAAAAGCGGGATTCGCATTTTGTGACATTTTATCGAAAAACATATACTCAATGTTAGGCTGGTATTTACGATGGTACGTGTTGCGCAAACATGACAAACCCGACGAGTTCATTAATCAAACCGAAACACCATTGAAAAAAATTACCATATTGCTTGTGGATAACGAACACAACTTTTTACACTATTTTAGCACAATACTGTATCAATTGGATTGCGATATATATGTAGCCTCAAATATCAATGAAATATTAATCAACACATCGAAACAACACTGCGACCTGATTTTTATCAACTATACATTAGCGGTTCAAAACAATTGCAAGCTAATGTGCGAGATACGTCAATATTTATGCATGATACCTGTAGTCGCATACGGTCACGTAATTGACGAAACACATTTCCAAAACAGACATTTAACCGGTATTGACGATTTCATAACTACACCATTCCCAGATGATACAATTCAGAAGAAAATCGTCCAATGGAGTCGCAGAGCTTCGGTTCAACCTAATTTTGAAAGAAATACCAATATTAAATCGAAAGTCGAACAGGTCGAAATGTATATTAACAATATAAAAAATGAATACAATATAATATAATGAATGTAATTTTATATGTGTGTATATTCATTTTACTCTGTTGTGTTTTTATAAAACGGAAACAAGATAATCGTTGTGCAATATGTATTTTAACACGCGGGTATCCTAGCATTGCACATTACGATATGCTCATCAGACGAAATATATCTATTCAAAAAAAGTTGATCAACAAGTCCATTCCCGTCATTATCATACATGAAGGAAACATTACACCCGAACAAGAAGAGTATATAAAAGGACAGACGCCTTTACTGAATATTGTGTTTTGGGTCATCGACTTTGATCGCACACGGGAACATGTGAATGTCGATGAAAACACCAAAATGTTTAACATGGGATACAGGCACATGTGCTCCTTTTGGTTTGTAGATATGTGGAACACCGAAATATTCAAAGATTTCGATTACATCCTTCGCATTGATGAAGACTGTGAAATGCGTACCAATATAGACCGAATTTTCAAACAATTAACAAGTTCCGACAAATATTACGCCATTTGTGCCAATATGGACGGAGATGCTGAATACGTAACGCGGTATATGAATGATACAACACTATCGTTTATGACACAGCGCAGAATCAATGATAAAAAAGCATTACGTTACAAAGAACCAGGTGGACCAATGACACAAATGACTGGCTTCAATATGAAGCGATTGCGTAACGAATCGATTTTACACGAATACATACGACACATACATAACACACAAATGATATATATCAATCGTTGGGGAGACCACAGCTTATGGGGAGAAGTATTTTTCTATATATTACCAAACAAACTAAAAGTCGATAAATCAATTCAATATTTTCACGGAAGTCATGTGGGTTATTCCCATGAAGGTAAGATAAATTATCAATAACGATTTACTTGTATGTCTAGTGCTTTTGTTATATGACATAAAGCCTGTTCATGTTTGTCAAACTTGTTTTTGTATATTCGTTTAATTTGACTCTCTGTATAATGGTTTGTGTCCTCATAAAACTGTTGATTGTGATATCCATCTTTGTGCATGATTAAAAATCCGTACGTATCAAAACTCTTTATACCATAAACTTTTGACATGTAGTATATGGCGGTATGTCCAGTGGTTTTGCAATGAGATATGGTGGTCAACAGGGCGTCCTTTTTAAAAGGTCCGGTGTGTAAATTAAACGTTTCAATCTTTCCAGAATAGTTCAATTGTTTTAATTTGTTAACAAAATCATGTTTAGTAACATTCAGTGAAGCCTTTTCGTTGTGATGGGGATATTCGGGAATGACAAAACATTTTACGTTTTGCACGTCGACAGATGTTATACCTTTGAGACTGTCAATATCATTCATAAAGACATAATCCGGTTGGTCAATCAATTTACACGCCTGGTTGATGGCGATTACACTTGTTTGCGGGAAGTCCATCTTTTTGATATTTTTGGCACTTGGTCCCTTACCGACCAGAATTGCCGACATTACTCTTACTATATACGCAGTTTTTAAATTTTCAATTTCATATATTAACAATCATAATAATACCATTTCGTATGATTGTTAACAGTAACCTTAACGTAATATTCTTCTATCTCTATCTTCATTATACAATCCCAAACAAATACTTTTCTTAATTAATTTTAAACATAATAGTATAATGAACAAAGGTATATTGACAAATCCAAATGGTTTTCAGACCAATGTATGGGGACCGGGTGCATGGTTGTTCTTACATTGTATCACCTTGAATTACAACCCAGTATTCAAGAAACAATACTACATCTTTTTCAACACAATACAGTACATTTTACCATGCAAAGGATGTAGAGACAACTATTCATATTCTATCAACAAAAGTAAATCATTGAAATTCACGTACAGTACTTTAAAAAACAGAGACACCTTATCTAGATGGTTTTTCAATTTACACAACTACATTCGATGTAAAACAAAAAATAAAATTACGTACGCGAACAACGAGGAAGGCTACAAGTCGATGTTAGAATTTTACGAACGATTCCGAGCAAAGTGTGGTTCAAACAAATCACACACAAAGTGTAGTAAATCTTTTTACAAAGGTATGCGCTTGCGCACACGAATAATAGTAAAACCGTTTTGCAATTATAAAACGAAAAACTCTATTATAATGAAACTATAAAGTGATTATTCTTGCATCCAATCGAAAGCTTTGTATGGCATGGTTACGTTGTATATCAAAGACAAATTTGTAAAACAGACGTTTCCGTATTTAAACGCTTCAATGAATTCTTTCTTAAATCCGTCGAATATCTCTGCGGATGGATCCACATTCCGGAGAAAACGGTGGAATATGTCTGCACAAATGGTCCAAATCGTTTGATTGACTTGGGCGATTCTTAAGTCTACAACTCTTTGTTTGTATCTTCTATGTAACACCATCTCATAGTTTTTGTCTGTGATTTCATTTTTCATCCATTTCATCCGAATGTCCAGGTTCGTTCGAAAGTTGCGTTCCATTACAACTCTCCGTTCAACATGATGAATGTGATTGCATATGCGATGCACTTCTCCTAAAAACTTTAATCGTTTTCTGTTGGCTGGAGTAACTACATTCGGGGTTCTGGTTTGTCTGTTTACCCAATCCGGGTACAAAATTCGCGCATGTTGGAGTACATGTCCATATTCAGGTAAACCTTCGCAGTTGTTCCAGTCCTGAAAACGGTCCACATCGTGATTTTGACGGGTTCGCATCCATTCGTAATAATGAGGATTGTGAATAGTAGAGTGGTTCAGAATTTCGGCGGTTCGCCAAGAAAACGCCGTATTGCACTGAGTACACCACATTTGGTCACATCCTTCTATTTTATGAATAAATGTCGCACATGTTGGACACGGTTTACTTGTGCTGAGAATAAAGTCCGCATTTTTCAAGTTTTCTTCTGTACATTCATGGTTGTCTGTTTTTTCGGTCAAGCATTTTGAACATATCTTATATTGACACAAAACACACTCATAAATCGGTTTTGTTATGAATCCCTTGCATTCACCATTTGAGCATTTGCAAACAATATTCGTATTGTATTTAATTGGTTCTCGTCTTATTCTGTTATCGTTCAACACTTTCGATTTTAATTCGTCAGGAACAATGTCCATAAAAAATCTCGACATTATCATCGACTGTCTCCAATTTAAAATTCTCATTTCAAGTCTTTGTATATCATATTTCTTCTCTTCGGACAACCTTTTCTTTTTTCGTATTTCGTCGCGAAATGTCTGTTTTTTGTTTTTCTGTATACACATTTTCCGAATTTCATCATTCAATTCCTCATACTCTTTGGAAAGTTGGTAATATTCTTTTATTTTTTTTGTTTCAACATCACGGTCGTATTGTACATATAAACATGTTTCTGGCATAAACGCCATCTCCTCATCACGCAAACGTTTTTTGGTCACCTCTTTTAGTCTTTTTAAAATGCTTTTAGAAAGATGACTGTGCAAAAAGTCGTCACACAACGGCGTTTTGCAATTCATGCATTGCACTTCGTAAAGTCCAGAATGTTCCCCTTGATACGTTTCGAAACATACCAAACATACTTTGAAATCACATTTACAGACAATCGCTTTTCTTTTTTTTAAATCAAATTCCTCGCAACAAACGTGGCATGTATCCATTGTTATTAATATTAAAATATATATTTATACTCTTTAAGTCAAAAAATCATACCGCCATGGGTGCTTTAATCGCTGGATTGCATGTGTAATTGAACACTTTGAAATGCTCGAATTTAAACGCGTCGATGTCTGTAATGGATGGATCTATTTCTATTTGTGGAAAATTGTACACCGTGTTTGTCAATTGGGTATTCACTTGTTTAACATGGTTTTCATAGATATGACAGTCCCCAAAAAACATGTTTAATCGTAACGCTTTTAGTCCGGTCACATGCGCAATCATGTGTGTCAATAAGGCATAACTCGCGATATTGAACGGAACACCTAAAAACATATCAGCAGACCGTTGATACATGTTACAACTCAAATATTTGTTTTGCGACACATAAAATTGACACATCATATGACATGGTGGAAGCACCATTTTGTGCAAATCGGACACATTCCACGCATTTAATATTATCCTTCTACTTTCAGGATTATTTTTTATTTTATCGACAACATCTTTTATTTGATCAAACCCACTATCCTCCGAATTGTATTCCGCTCCCCAATGTCTCCACTGAAACCCATACACCGGCCCAAGGTCACCTTGTTCCCTATAATGAAACCCTAACTTTTGTAAATTCTTAAGACTTCCGTTCGCATTCCATATCTTTACACCCTGTTCGTCCAGGATATTCGCATCCGTTTCCCCGGACAAGAACCATAATAACTCTTTAAGAATACCATCAAAAAAAGTCTTTTTTGTCGTAATCAAAGGCAACGTGTTGTTTAACAAATTGAATTCTAAATGTTTCCCAAACATTGAATATACTCCGGTATTGGTTCTGTCATTTTTCTCACTGCCAAATGATAACGTGTCGCTTAATAGATTCAAGTATTGTTTTTCGTCACTTATGAATTTATAACACGTAAATGTTGTCCTTTCATCAACGTGACTGTATCGACAATTGTATTGAATGATATTATATACAAAATTGTTTTTACATACGGTTTCTGATTCAATGATTTTGATATAAATGTGTTCCAATTTCACATTAGAGACATATTTATTAAAGTCTTCGATATTGTAGCATAAATCAAAGTCACCAACGTTTTTATTAATGATGATATACCACGCTGATAATACATCTATATCAGTTATAAAATTAAATTTATTGTCCAGTAAACAATAAATTTTCATTATCTTATAATTAAATAATATCTTTAATATACTATAATGAACTCAAATAACTCTGGTGTAAATACACGAGTCGGTAAATCGAATGGAAACAATTTTGGTATATCCAATCTATTTACAGGAAGTGATAAAATGACAGCGAGTTATCTTATTCTAATTGGAAGTATACTTAATTTTTTTATCAATATGAAACAACGTAAAATAAACACACCTAATATTATCATTCACCTCCTTATTATCGTGTTATTATCGTATGGTTTATCAAGCATATAAGCGTGGTTATTCTTGGAAAATGTCATTTAATTGCCTAGCGCTTGGATCAGTAATTGTAGTCCATTTGGGTCTCCATATAGCATCATGCGAGGTGACATTCATTTCTTTGAAATACTGATTGAACAGTATCCTATATAAATGCTCCTCCTCCGATAAAGGAGTGTTTATTTCAATGTCAAAAGAGTCCACGTTTTCATTCATTTCTTCCAATAATTGACGAGCATTGTTTCGTACATAATCAACCCACGCGTATCCCACCGCATCACTCATACCATTCTTTTGTCTTAAAATTATCTCTTCGGGTAAATAACTCGCAAAAGATAATCTTAAGATTAGTTTTTCAATTTTGTTAGAAATCGTAGCCGATTGATGTGGAATTTTGAACAATGGATGTATCTTTGTAACATACCTCAGTAACTGTAAATCGAAAAATGGCACTCGTAACTCCAACCCATTACCCGCGGTGCACCTGTCCGCACGCAAAGCGTCAAATTGATGTACATCTTTTATCAATCGTAACGTTTCGTTGTGAAACGATGCTTCATCGGGTGCGTTATGCAAATACAAATACCCACCAAAAAGCTCGTCAGCTCCTTCTCCGGAAAGAATGACCTTAAAATTAAAATTTTCGCTTATATATTTGCTGAGCATAAACATGGGAACAGAAGCGCGCACCGTTGTACAATCATACGATTCCAGATGCCAAATCGTGTTCTTTACTTCGTCAAAGGCATCCTTCGGGTTAAAATTATAAATATGATGAATCGCGTTCAAATGTTTCGCAACCTTTTTTGCAGCTTGCACATCTGGAGATAAATTATCGTTCGTTCCTATCGAAAAACAGGTTATTGGAGTTGGGTGCATTATTTTAGCGCCAATGGCTGCAATAATGGAGGAGTCCAATCCTCCTGACAAGAAAAACGCAACAGGCCGTTCACTCATCAACCTCTTTTCAACGGCACTGTACAACAGGTCATGAATGTGCGATATCATTAACTCCACATTATTCGATATCGTGAGCGAATCCATCGTGTCCACGGACTCGAGCATTATGTCCGTGTATTGAATAAATTGTTTATTACTTGAACTATAATAGTGTCCCGGTGGAAAATGTACAACTTTGGATACGTTCGATACTGTTTTAAACCCCTTTGCCTCCGACGAAAACCCAATGATATCGTTGGTCTCATTATACGCAATATACAATGGCCGAATTCCGATCGGATCGCGTGCGGCTATCACATTCCCGTTAGCGTCTTCATAAATCAATGCAAATACTCCGTCGATTGAACCAAATATATCTTTATTATCATCGTTCTTTAACAAGGCTTGAAAAATGACTTCACAATCAGAGTCTGTCTTACATTCAATGTCCCACAATTCTTTCAAATATTTGTGATTATATATCTCTCCATTGCAAACCAACTGATGATTGTCTTGAATGAAGGGCTGAGAACCATTGGATACACCATTGATGGATAATCTGTCAAATAACATCGTCATAGAGTGCCCACGATGAACAACGTGCTCGTCCGGACCCCTGTAATGAATCGCACTGTTTGGGTCTATTTCATAAGAATTATAAATACCTGTTATACCACACATTGTTTTGTTATTTAAATAACATGTAACGCTTAATTAGTTTTATATACAAGATGCTTCGTATACGTCAAATTTTCGGTTGAACTTATTGGACCGTTGGCAAAGACGTTCCCGAATAGTTTGCAATAATTACAATTAGAAACGAGCCCAGTTACCGGAACGTGATTATGCGACAACTGACTTTTTATATTATCATAGATATGTTGCTCGAATCGAAGTAATTCGGTTTTAATATCGTCCATACTTAAAAAATATTCAAATGCTCTTTAAGTAAATTAAAATATGTTTTTTATAATATATAACAAAATGACAAAAAGCAAACATTACGAAAGAGATGTATTCATGGACACACTGATTTACTCTATTGTGTTCTACATACTCAGTGATAAAAATACTTACACATACACAAAAAATGTTCTACCCAATATGATTAAGGACAGAACATTCTTACACGCATTTGTGTTCGCCTTTGCCTATGTGATGATTCGATTAATTTTGAAACGTTAGGTTTTTTTGAACTTAAAGAATATATATTTTTAATTTATATGCATCGTTTGAATCGAAAACAATGTTTGAATCCATTAGCCATAGAATTTGGATTGAATCCACAATTGTACAAAAATAAAAAATTGTTGATTACCGCTATTCAAAAGAAGATGGATTTAAAACGTTCGGAACGATGCTATAACAATTGTGATCCATGCACGTTGGAACATATTGACGAAATAGACGACAATGATTACATCGAATGGTATCAAATTGGCGTGCGATTTGGGGCGAACAAATCTTCAATAATATCCATGATAAACAATAATCTTAAGACTTTACCATGGGCTGTTGATTTTTATACGAAAAGTTACATTTCCTCAAATCTGAACACTCTGAACATGGAAAATGTACCGCGCATAAAAGAAATCATGACAAATAATAACCAAAATCATGTACCAGAAGAAAATGTGATTTCATTTACAAATTGGTTTTTGTGTGAAATCAGTAAGTTGGTTGGAACAAACAGTTACTGTGAAGGAAAAGTGATTGAAGAATTAATAAATGAAGATGATGTGAGTAGGATATATGAAAAGCTGTATAACGGTATGGTTCGATTGTTGAATAGATTAGACGATGACGATAATTTTATCCAAGAATTGTTTTATCAATGTGTTTTTACGGCATACATTCGAAATAGTATATTCATATTAGACAAAGAATCGCATTTAAAGTACACAATCTTTTTATTTAACAATTTCAAAACTATACTCGCGACTGAAAATTGCATTTTGTTCGACACATTTTTTAATGACATTTAACAACTTAAAAAAATCTCGACATATATAAGTAGGATGTCGGGAATCAACGAGCTTATGCTTTTTTTATCGAAACACAGAAAGCAAGACTCTGTGAAAGCTACACACACAGGTATCTATTTACCCTTGAAAGGGTCATGGACAATACCAGACAACGACATAGACGAGTTTTGGATGTTATATACAAACGCGTATAAACATTACATCGAGAGTAACAATAGGTTTGGGGTTGGGTTGACTGAAGTTATGCAAGATTATAGTCCTGTACTCATAGATTTAGACATGAAAACACACATAAACGACGGAACCCATCGAAAGTACACGGATAATGACATAGTCCAAATCGTTAAGAAATATCAAGAAATAATTAAATTATTTGTTATCGTAAATGATGATGATATGATTTCCTCTGTGTTTGAAAAACCATCACCGAGACTGTTAGACAACGAAACTGTAAAAGACGGTGTTCATATCATGTTCAATAGAATCGTGGTGGATAAAAAAATTCATAAAATCATACACGAATATGTTCGAGACTACATCAAAACAAACGACTTATTCGGTCACTTGAGTAAGAACGAACTCATCGATACATGCAGTGTAACCAATAATTGGATGCTTTATGGTAGTGTGAAAAAGGAAGACCCATGTGGGTATATCTTGACAAAGGAGATAGATGTTAATGGCAACATGGAATTTCCGTCCATAGATGATATAGATCCAAAAGCCTTCTCCATTCAGCGTCATATCACATCACAAAACGATTTGACCGATTTAGGAAGTGAAATCATTTCAAATACGAGCGCACCGATTCAAACGACCGAAAAGGATGTTATGTACAATACACCCGATATGGATATCATATCATGCGAAAAGGATGTTGAGCAACACACCCAAATACTATTGAGTTTGGTCGGTTCTGCTAGATGCGACGACGAACCGTCTTGGATCAGAGTTGGTTGGTGTTTACGAAATATTTGTGCAGAGTTTTTGCACTTATGGATCGAATGGAGTAAAAAGAGCACAAAATATGTTGATGGTGAATGTGAAAAAAGATGGACACGCTTCAGAAACACAGGGTATAATATAAGCAGTTTATCTTATTGGGCTAGAACAGATAATCCGGTGGCGTATGAGGAATATATTAAACAAAGATGTAAATCAGTGATTGAATACAGTATAAACTGTGGGGCACATTACGACATAGCGCGTATTTTGTATTACAAATACCAGGACGTGTTTAAATCTATCAATCCCAAAAAGTCGGACGAATGGTTTGTATTCGAACAACATAGATGGCATGAAATGCCGGGAGGGTATATTTTGATGAACAAATTATCAAGTGAGTTGGGAAACGAGTTTCAGGCGTTAGCCAATCGATACAAAAAGTTCATGATAAATAAAGACCCCAAGGTTGTGTCTGAATATACCGAAAAGCGTAACAAATGCAATCGATTAGCGTATCAAGTGAAAGACAATGGGTTCAAGTCGGGTGTATTGAAAGAATGTACACGCATGTTTTTCGATGAACATTTTGAATTCAATTTGGATTCAAATCCATCCTTACTTGGATTTGAAAACGGCGTTTATGATATAAAAAACCTTGTGTTCCGAGACGGAGTGCCCGATGATTTCGTCTCAAAGTCTACCGGTTTACATTACACAGAACTGAGCGACGATGATACGAATGTACAGCAAGTGTTCGAATTTATATCCAAAGTACAACCGAAAAAGGATTTACGCGAGTACTTATTGACGGTGCTTTCCACTTTTTTGAATGGCGATACAGAGGAACAAACCTTCCAAATATGGACGGGGTCGGGATGTCACTCATATGATACAAATATAATGATGTATAGTGGAAAATATAAAAAAGTACAAGATATTTGTGTTGGCGATAAACTGATGGGAGACGACAATACTGAAAGAAATGTTTTGCAATTGTTTAGAGGATATGATGATATGTATAATATCATTCCTACCAGAGGTAACGAGTCGTTTATTGTAAATAAAGACCACATATTGTCATTAAAAATAACAAATACAATTTCAATGTATTATCGTAAAGATCGAAACACTTGGAAGATTTCTTGGAACGAAAGAGATGTTGAAAAAATTATTATAAATAAAAGTAAAACATTCAAACAATACGAGGAAGCTGTTGAATTCAAAAATTCCTTATATCATTCTAAATCTGTATTACAGAATAACGAAATTATTGATATGAAAGTAATTGATTATCTATCAATCAAGAAAAGAATTGGTGACAGAAATCTATATTTATATAGACCGGATGAAATTGAGTTTACAAACAATTCAAATGTAGATGTAGACCCTTATATGATAGGATATTGGTTGGGTGATGGTTTTAGTAAAGAAAGTCGTTTTATTACAGCAGATGCGGAAGTACTTAAATATTTTGAAAATAAATTACCAGAAATTGATTGTAAAATGACAGAGTGTAAATCAGATAAAGAAAATGCAAAAGTAATGTCGATACGTACTATAAATAACAATATGAAAAAAAATAATTTTATGAAAGGATTGCTTAAGTACAACTTGATAAATAACAAACATATTCCAGATGAATACAAATTGAATTCAAAAGAGGTTCGACTTCAAATATTAGCTGGAATACTTGATAGTGATGGTCATTATCAATATAACAAGGATACAAATGTTAATCAATATGAATTAACACTAAAAAATGAAAAGTTATTAGATGACACTGTATTTCTAGCAAGAAGTTTAGGATTTTCCGCTTACAAACATACAATAACGAAGAAATGTTGTAATAACGGAGTTATTGGTACATATCATAGATGTAATATTTATGGTGAAAATATTCATGAAATTCCATGTAACATTGAAAGAAAAAAAGCGATTGAAACATCTAGATACAGAAACAATAAAAAATGCGGATTTAATGTTGAATATTTCGGTAAAGATTACTTCTATGGTTTCGAATTGGATGGAAATAATCGTTACATTATGGAACATGAATTTGTAACGCATAATAGTAATGGTAAAAGTACAATCGTAGAGTTATTCGAAAAGACTCTGGGTGACGATTACTGTGGGAAATTTCCGGTAACCCTTTTAACAAGAGACAGGTCCAACTCAAACGCGTGTACACCCGAGTTACAAGATGTTGCCAAAAAACGGTTTGCTAGCATGCAAGAACCCAATGACAACGACACAATCTTTACAGGTGCTATGAAAGAATACACGGGTGGAGATAAACTATACTCACGTGGATTATATGCAAAACCCACTCCATTCAAACCACAATTTAAACTGGTTCTACTTTGTAACAGAATGCCAATCATTAAAGGATGGGATTACGGAACTTGGAGAAGAATTCGGGTACTCAACTTTACGTCCAGTTTCGTGGACATACCTAAACACAATTACGAGTACTTGAAAGACAAGTCTTTACCCAAAAAATTCGATGAATGGAGAGAGGCTTTTATGTGGATTCTCATTAAAAAATTGGAAATTTACATGAAAAAAGGCATGAAATACCCAGAAGATGTTTTGAAAGCATCAAACGAATACAAGAAAAAGAACGATATTATATCACACTTTCTCGACGATTCTTACCACATATCTCATGACGATAATATCAGGTTAGCCATTAGCGACTTTTACGCAAACTTGAAAATATGGTGGAAAAATTTTGGTGATAACAAATCCGTTCCGTCCAGAAATGACATTGTTGACTATCTAACATCTAACACGAAACTCCTTCGGCCACCCAACAATCGATACATGTTCGGTATCGAAGAAAGAATTAAGAAGAACGAAGCAGACCTGAATGACAGAGTCGGTCAAGCTTTCCCGAATATGGCAACAATCGATGACCTCTAATCTTTGTTAAATATACGCCTCAAGTTACCGGAAGTAATAAAAGCTTTGGGTAAAGTGGATATGGTTTCACAGATGTTTCGAAATTCATTCATAATATATACCGCGTTTTTGGAAGTTATCTTCTCGTACTGATTATGATAATCACGATACAGCTTCCAGGTCTCTTGTTTGAAATATAAAGAAGATGACCGAATCTCGTCGATCACGTCGGACGTAAAGTAGCCCATAAATACTTTAACCATTGTGTTTTACTTTACTTTCTACGTTCTTTAGGTAAAAAATAATTGAATAACAGTATTGTCGTGTTGTTATTCAATTATTTTAGTCATCGCCATGATTATGATAAAACTTCTATTTCGAAAGGCGTCATCACAATCGCGTTTCTTCGTTCACGTGTAAGTAAGTTGATTTTTTGATGCATGGCTTCTATTTCGAAAGGCGTCATCGCGTTTCTTCGTTCACGTGTAAGTAAGTTAATTTTTTGATGCATGGCTTCTATTTCGAAAGGCGTCATCGCGTTTCTTCGTTCACGTGTACGGTTTACACTTTTCGACACCTGTTCAATGTTTTCCATAGTCACGAAAATAGAGGAGCGGTATGTCATTCGTTTATTTACGTTAGATTGTCAAATACTTCGTTATTGTTGTATTACCCTATTAAGGGGTTCTTTAAGTTAAAATAATAACAATGCTTTATTCAGTAATAAATAATAACCTGTGTATATAATAAAGAGACAATGACTCGGCTTACTGACCAAGAGCAAATCGAAATTGCTCCGTTACAAGGAATCAAACGGTCACATGGTCTGGATTGTTCGGCAATGATGGCGGTGCCGGACCATCGTAGTGGATGGAATCATGTAAATTCTTTATTCCAAGAACTACATAATCCTAACGGTTATATTCTGGTTGATTTTGTGGAAAAAATCTGGTGTTGGAACAAAATCAATTCAGACGAGAAAAAAGGTATCTTTTTCGAAAACACATCGTACTATGTGGATCCGACCGAGATTCGAATGATTAACGGTATGGAATATGTTATATTAAACGACTCCATACCCTTATATTGGTCTGGAAGTGAATGGGTGCGTTCTAAATTGGACATCGAGGTCGTTCGTAATGCGGACAGATACGGTGTTTTCACTGAACCATGGGTCGGTATTATACACAACCCTACGAACATGCCCAAGTGGTTCGACCATGAGAACTCACCTCAGGTGTTGGTACAAAACGAAAATTTCAAAAAGTCTTTACCCCATTGTAAAGGCTTAATCGTGTTTAGCGAGTACTTGAAAACAGAGCTGTTAAAGATGGGCGGATGGCCGTGTTCTATTCACGTATTGTATCATCCAACCGAACCTTGCACATTGAAATGGCAAGACAAATTCACTTGCAAACTTGTCAAACGGTGGAACGTTCACAAATTGGTACAAATCGGATACTGGTTGAGAAAGATGACCTCCATTTGGGAAGTTGACGTTCCGAAAAAATGGAAGAAATACTGGATAAACAGAGCCAACTATGGATTCAAATGTTTGGAAAAGGAAATTATTAATAACGACAAATTGTTACCCATGCTACAAAACAACTCAAAAGTCGAAGTGAAACAATTGTCCAATGAAGCCTATGATACCTTTTTGACCGATTCTATCGTGTTTCTCGATTTGTATGACAGCTCCTGTAACAATGTCATCATCGAGTGTATTGTGCGTCACGTCCCCATCGTTGTGAAACGAATTCCAGCAACGATCGAATATTTGGGTGAAGATTATTGTTTGTTCTTCGATTCATTAGACGAAGTGTACGACTTGTTAAACAACGAAAAAAATATACAAAAAGCGTACGAACAACTTATCGCATTGGAAGAAAGCAACCGCTATTATGGTGAACACTTTGTATCGAAACTGAAACAATTACCATTTATGAACCAAACTGAAAAATTAAACGTTGTTCCAGATACCAAGATTATAAGCTTAGGTGTCGACTGTTTGCCCCGAGCTATGAGTACCAAGTTTCACTTCAAAAATACCAAAAGTCAGGGCGAACTCACATGCCCATTCGACCTTTCCTGGCATGACTACGAAACAACGTGCCGATTAATTGACAACGACTTTACAGACTATACAAATCCGTTGCGATTGTATGTAAATACAAACGGTCATATCGCTCATCGTGATTATAGCATTGTGTTCAATCATGAATCGGACGATGCCGAAAAACTATTAGAGTTCATAAAAAACGATTATGAGGCGTTTCGAATAAGGTATTTGAATAGAATAAACAACTTCAATCAGTTATTAGAATCATCAATTAGTGTTGTCTTTTTACTGCATTACAAAGAGTATCCTATCGAGCTGGTCTCCATTATCAAGAAAAAGTACCCCAATTTGAAATTCACCATATTGACCATAAACTGTCCCTATTTCCATGAGTCTTATCTGGAACAACCCACAAACGTAGAAATCGACACAGACGGGTTTTTGTTTTACACAATAAAAAAACCTATGGACGATTATTTGTGGTACGTGCATAATGACGAAAAATGGGAAGCTCTTATCGAGGACATTTATGGTACACATCTGATAAAAAACAATTTTCAACTTAAAGATACTAATGAAACATAAGTATGAAACGTTCCCATACAATTCCTGATCGTGAAGTGATAAAACAGAGTGAACAACTTGATGACGAGGCTTCACTTACAAGCACACCCCCGAGGAGTGCTTTTGCCACAGCATGTAAATCCCCTTTCAAAAGTATGGTGACTCACATCGAGCTGATTTTCTCAGGCGAGACTCGCCGCGATGTCAAGTTTTCACCTATAGTTGCGATGTCTTCTTTTTTATTTTTGCTTGTGGCACTTCCGCACTTCCAGACAAAAACATATGCATGGGCTGCCGCGTGGTGTCTT